CGGCAGTCCGGCCCCGTGTTCACGGAGGCCGCGGCCTCCGTTCTGAAGGCGCACGACGCAGAGACAATCGCCAGGCAGTACGCAGAAATCCTATGATGACCCCAGAGAGCCCGGTAGACATCAAATACCGGCCGCCTATCCGCCGGATGCCCACGATCGCGAGCGACCGCTACATCGTCCCAGCGAGTGAGCGCGAGCTGATCGCGCGGGCGCAGGCGCACCAGGAACTCATCACCCGCCGGGCGCGCGACGACTTCAACCTGTTCATGGAGTATTGCTTCGCGGACCCGCGGACGGGGTACCCATTCGCGCAGCAGTGGTTCCACGAGGAGTGGGCCGCGGCGATGGCGAACAACGCGCGCCAGATGATCGTAGCCCCCCGCGACCACGGCAAGACGACGCAGATCGTCGGGCAAGCGATCTGGCAGCTCGGGCGCGACCCCAACCTGCGGATCAAAATCGCCTGCGCCGCCGATGGCCGCGCGAAGGAGCGCCTCTTCGAGATCTCCCAGAACATCACGGGGAACCCACGCATCGCGGAGGTGTTCCCTAACCTGCGCCCAGAAATTGGGTCAGAGTGGTCTAAGCATAAGATCATCGTCAAGCGGTCGGCGCGGCACCGCGACGCCTCGGTCGAGGCGCTTGGCATCACGGCCACGGCCACCGGCGGCCGGTGCGATCTGCTTATCGCGGATGACGTAGTGGATCGGCGCAACTCGCTATCTTTCCCGGCCCTCCGCACGCAGATCAAGCAGGCATGGAAGAGCGACTGGACGAACCTCCTCGAGCCCGAGAGCCGCGTCTGGTACATCTGCACGCTGTGGCACAAAGACGACCTGTCGCACGAAATCCTTGTGAACGGGGAATACCAGAAGCTGTTCTACGCGGTAGACCAGCAGTTCGGCGCACTGTGGCCAGGCAAGTGGGCGAGTAAGGATTTGCAGACGCGGTTCGCTGAGATCGGGTCGGTCGAATTCAACCGCGGGTTCCGCAACCAAGTCGTCGACGATGACTCGGCCATGGTCAACCCGGCGTGGATACAATACGCCGACCTGGAGAAGGACGCGGAGTTCATGGAGCGGTTCGGCGAGATGTCGTTCATCACCTCGTACGACACCGCCGGCAGCCCGACCGGAAACGCTGAGCAGGATTTCTCCTCGAGCTGTACGATCGCCATCGATGCAGTGCGGCGCAAGATTTACATCGTCGACGCGTGGCGTGGCCGCCTAACGCTCAAGGGCATGGCCGAGCAGGTCATCAAGGAATATACCAAGTACCGCCCCGTGCGCATCCTCATTGAGAAGGTGGGGCAGGCCTCGCTCGACGAGTGGGTGCTGAACATCGCGCCCGAGCTCGCCGGCATCGTGCAAGTCACCAAGCCGCGCGTGAGTAAGGCCCAGCGGCTCCTCGCCGTCACGCCGCTCATGGAGCGCGGGGAGGTGGTCTTCAGCAGCTACCTCGACCCGGACGGCCACCTGTGGAACGTGGCGCGCGGGAGCCTCGCGCACGAGCTCCTCGACTTCCCCTTCGGCAAGCACGATGACATGGTCGACGCCTTTTCGCAGGCGCTCGCAGGCGCAAGGGACTACTTCCTTGACGCCTGGGCGACAGGCGCGGAAGATGTGATCGACATTCGCGTCGGCCCGGCGACGGGTGAGGCGGGCTACCTCATATGATAGGAGTCCCATGCGCTACGTGACGATCCGCCCGGTCAACGTCCACATCCTCGACGAGATCGCGGCCCGCGTGTTCGGCGTCATGTTCGAGCTGCCTGGCGGCACGGAGCTGGAGGGCGAGCACACCCCGAGCGCCCCGCTGGATGCCTCGCACACGACGCTCGTCGTCAACGACCCATACTTCCCCGCGATGACAGTCGTCGTGTCAGGCCAGTATGCGCATGACGCCCTGGCACCCTGCCGCAGGGACGAGCGCGGTCCGCGCGTAGGGAAGGACCGCCAAACGTGCCGGCACAACCTCACGCGCCGCGACGGGCGGGAGGAGGACTGTCTGGCGTGCTACTACCGGATCTGGCAGGCGCGCGCGAGCGCCTTGAAAATCACCCTGGCGGCCGGCGCCGCCCCGACGAAGGAAGGCCCTGATGCACAACACAGCCCAGACCACCCGAAACGCGGACGACGTCGACCTAAGCAAGGCTAAGCCGAGCTGCAAGCGCTGCTACGGGCGCGGCGTCGTGAGCCACCTCCACGCAAAGGACCCGGCGGGCAACCCCATCCGCGTCCCGGTGGTCTGCCGCTGTGTCGCCCAGCGGGGCGGCATCCGCAACGCCGCCTTTGACAACCGCGTCCTGGACCCCCAGGCCATCGCTGCCAAGCTCACCGCGGACTACGCGCAGTTGTCGCCCGAGCAGCGGGCGGAGATCACCCAGCGCTTGCGCGCTAGCGCCCAGCACGCGAATATGCCGGAGACGGCGCGTGTGGCGATGAACCAGACCGCCGACAATCTCGCCGCGATGACCGTGGCGCAGGAGGCCCCCGATGTCACTCCCCTTCTTTAGTGTGATCACCATCCCGGCCGTGGCCGGTGGCGTCAGCGACGTCGTCAACATGGTCGGCCTGTTCGACAAGGGCTACGCCTACACGCGCGACGGCGGGGCCGGCTTCACCGCCGCCCTCGAGGGTAGCGTGACGGGCAGCGGCAACTGGACCAGCATCGCCAACCTGAACGCGAGCGGGAGCGGCGCCATCACGGCCCACTACAACTTCGTGCGGGTGAACGTCAGCGTGGCCGGCGCGCTCGGGGCGACTACGGCGCTGACCGTCGCCGGGAAGGACTGAGCCATGGGACTGCCCGTGTTTGGCATCATTACGGTCCCCAATGACGGCGCCACGCCGCCGCTGGCGATCGTTGCGAACGGCGCCGCCTTCCACCTGAAGGGCACCACGGAGAAGGGCTACGAGATGACCCTGGACGCCGGGGCCGCCTTCACCGCGAACCTCGAGGCCTCCGTGGACGGCAAACGCTGGGAGGTCCTCGCGGCCGTCGCAACCGCCCAGGGCGCCATCGCCGCGTATTACAACTTCGTCCGGGTCGCCGTCTCGGCGCCGGGCGCCGTCGGCCCGACGACCACCGTGCGGTTCGCCGGGAAGGAGCGCTGACATGGGCCACCGGGGCACACGCCGAAGCGGAGCCGAGGAGGCGCGCAGTAGCGCACAGGCGCAGGCGACACCGATGACGCGGGCCGTGCTCCTCGCAAAGGCCGCCGTCGCCGCAGGCGCGGCCATCGACGAGCCGACCGCGCTGCACGCCATCGACGCCAACGCCCGCGAGTGGTCGGACCAGGGCGCCGTCGACGCGCCGTACGACCCCGAGGCGCTGCTGCGCTTCGTGGAGATGTGCCCGCACATCGGCCCGAACCTCGACGGGATCTGCCAGAACGTGGACGGCTACGGCTACAAGCCTGAGCCGGCTGAGCGTTGGCTGGAGGACCTCGACAGCGACGAGTGCAAGGAGGCCGTGCGCCAGGCGCTCGAGTATGAGCGCTACCTCGACGCGGATGAGCTCGCCGAGGACGACGAGGAGCCCGTGGTGGAGGCGCCGACCGACGCCGAGGTGCAGGAGACGCTGGACGGCATCGCCACGCGCATGCGCCGCGAGACGTTCCGCTTCAACTCCTGGTTCGGCAACTGCTGCTCGGACGCGACGTTCACGGACCTGCGGAAGCAGGTGCGCTGGGACAAGGAGGCGACGGGCTGGGGCTGCATCGAGCTGATCCGCGACGACCGCGGCCGGCTGATGCGCCTGTCCTACGTGCCAGGCTTCACGGTGCGCCCGCTCGTGAAGGAGGGCGACGCGGTCGAGATCGAGGAGGAAAACCCCGCGACCATCCTCAGCCAGGACCGCACCATCCGCGTGTGGCGCCGCTTTGCGCGCTACGTGCAGATCGTCGGGTCGCGGCGCGTCTACTTCAAGTCGCCGGGCGACCCGCGCGTGGTCTCCAAGACGACCGGAGCGTTCTTCCCCGACGCGAAGGCGCTGCAGGCGCCCACGGGCGAGGGACCGCTGGCGATGCCTGCGAACGAGCTCCTGTTCTTCGCGCACCACTGGCCGTCGACGCCCTGCTCGCCGCCGCGGTGGATCTCCAACCTCCTGCGCGTGCTCGGGACGCGCGAGGCCGACGAGACGAACTACTACCACCTCAAGAACAAGACCTTCGCGGGCGGGCTGCTCTTCGTGAGCGGCGGCTCGCTCAAGACGGGCGTCAAGGACCGCATCGAGTCGCGCATCCAGGCCGAGCTCCAGGGCTCGCAGAACACCTCGCGCATCATGGTCATCGAGGCCATGCCCTCGCGCGGCATCACGGGCGAGCGCTCCATGCTCCCGACCGTGTCGTTCCAGTCCCTGCGCGACAGCCAGACGACGGACGGGATGTTCAAGGAGTACGACCTCCAGGCGGCGAACAGCATCGGCTCGGCCTTCCGCCAGTCGTCGCTGATGCGCGGCGCCCCGCCCGAGACCCTGAACCGCGCGACCGCCGACGCCGTGCTGCGCTTCTCCGAGCAGCAGGTCTACGAGCCGCTGCGCCAGACGTTCGACCACGTGATCAACCGGGTCATCCTGCCCGAGCTCGGGATCAAGTTCCTGCGCTTCCGCAGTAACTCCCCGCCGACGCGGTCCTCCGAGGAGGTCGGCGCCTACGTGGCGCAGGTCGCCCCGCACGGCGGCATCACGCCGGACCAGATCCAGCGGCTCACCAGCGACGTGCTCAACCTGCCGTACCAGCAGAGCACGGAGGAGTGGGCCAAGCAGCCGCTCCCGCTTACACTCGCAGGCGTGCGCCCAGCTTGGGGCAGCCCGGCAGGCTACCAGGGCGAGGCAACGGAGACGCCGCAGGAGATGGCGCTCCGCGTGCGCAAGCTCGAGGACCAGCTCTCGCACATCGTCACCGAGGAGTTCCGCGCCGCGGGCCACGACATGTCCGTCGCTGCGCGCGTGTTCGACCTGCACACCGCGGAGGAGCCATGAGCCAGATGAGCATATATGCCCAGGCGAGCCGGCAATCCGCGGGCGCTGTGCCCCAGCCGCTGCTCCAGTCCCTATGGGATCTGCGGCGGCAGCCGAGCGTGCCCGACCCGTTCCAGCGG